TAACAGGAACCACTGGAACCACAGGAACCACAGGAACCACAGGAACCACAGGAACCACTGGAACCACAGGTACTACAGGAACCACTGGAACCACAGGAACCACAGGAACCACTGGAACTACAGGTACTACAGGTACTACAGGAACCACAGGTACTACAGGTACTACTGGTACTACTGGAACCACAGGTACTACAGGTACTACTGGAACCACAGGTACTACAGGAACCACTGGAACCACAGGTACTACAGGTACTACTGGTACTACAGGAACTACAGGTACTACTGGTACTACAGGAACCACAGGTACTACAGGTACTACAGGAACCACAGGTACTACAGGTACTACAGGTACTACAGGTACAGACGACAAGAGCGGGGCAGAAGAAACAGGAACTGGTGACGAAAGCGGAACCACAGGAACAGGAACTACTGGCGGTGGCACTGGAGGGACAGGTACTGAAGGTGAAGGCGGTACAGGAGAAGGCACCAAGGGAACTGGAAAAGAAGGTGATGGAGAAGAAGGTGTAGGCGATGATGGAACAGGTGAAGGACCAGGAGGAGACGGTTTTGGCTTTGGTGGAAACGGAGGAATGTTTGGTTTATCAATTCAACAACCTCAACTACCATCAGCCCCTGAAGGCTACAGCATGACTATTCCTTATGCAAAACCTGAGATACCAACTATTTCAATGCCTCAAAAAGATTACAACAGAGAACTTAACGAAATGATAGCTCGCCTTTCACAAGGTATGTTTACAGGAAATATAGAATGACGTATTTAGACATAGTAAACAACGTACTGAGACGGCTCAGAGAAGACACAGTAACAACCGTCACTAACGACACGTACAGCACGATGGTCGGTGATTTTGTTAACGATGCAAAGCAAATTGTAGAAAACGCTTGGGATTGGTCTAATCTTAGGTCTACCCTTACGATCACTACGGCGGCTGATGACTACACGTACTCGCTTACTGGCTACCAAGACCAAGGTAAGATATTAAACATTATCAACGATACGTCTAACATTGTGATGGAGTACAGACCTCAAGAATGGTTTGACGATAAGTTCTTTGTAAACACTCCTGCCTCTGGTGCACCACAGTACTACACGTTTAGTGGCATCGACGGCTCTGGTGACGCACAGATTGATGTGTACCCTAAGCCTGACGGTGTTTACTCTCTGAAGGTCAAGAGCGTCATCAGGAACGTAGCCTTGAGTTCTGACTCTGACACGTTGGCTATTCCTAGTCAGCCTGTAATTCACATGGCGGTAGCTCTGTTAGCTCGTGAACGTGGGGAGACAGGCGGTACGTCAACACCAGAGTACTTTGCTATTGCTGACAAGTACCTGTCTGACGCTATTGCTCTGGACGCACAGAAGCACCCTGAAGAAACTATTTGGTTTACACCGTAGGAGACGTTAGATGGCACAGCCACTACAAAGCATTAACCTAGTTGCTCCTGGTTTTAAAGGGGTCAACACAGAAGACTCCCCGATAGCGCAGGATCCGTCTTACGCTGATGTAGCTGATAACGCTGTAATTGACAAGCGTGGTCGTTTGGCGGCACGTAAAGGTATTGAAGTTTTAACAACAGACAAGACAGAACTAGGTACAGATTACGTACACAAGATTCATCACTTTTACGATGACGCTGGTAACGAGGTAATCTTTACTGCTGGTAACAACAAGATAATGACAGGCACAACTACGTTGACTGACGTAACGCCCGCATCTTACACGATTACAGCAAACAACTGGAAGATTGTAAACTTTAACGACAAAGCGTACTTCTTTCAACGTGGGTACGATCCTCTGGTGTACGACAACGCTAACGGATTACGCACGTTTACTGTAGTTAACGGTACAGCCACAGCCGCTACTCTAAAGTGTCACGAGGCTCTGTCAGCATACGGACGTTTGTGGGTTGTAGACAACGCAACAGATACACAGACTATATACTGGTCTGACTTGTTAATAGGTAATGATTTTACTGGTGGTAGTAGTGGTTCTATAGATGTATCTAAAGCGTGGCCTGATGGTTACGACGAGGTTAGGGCTTTAGCGGCACACAACAACACGCTAGTTATATTTGGTAAGCACAGCATCCTTGTTTACGGCGGTGCAACAAGTCCAGCTAATATGGCTCTTGTAGACACAGTGTCTGGTGTTGGGTGCATCTGTAGAAACTCTATTCAGAACATTGGTACAGACATTTTGTTTATGTCTAACTCTGGTTTGCGAAGTTTGGGTAGGACTATACAAGAAAAGTCACTACCTATATCTGACTTGAGCTTAAACGTAAAAACAGAAATCATTGAGGTAATACAAAACCGTTCTTTACCTACGGCCTCTGCGTACAGTCCAGAGCAATCGTTTTACCTGATTTGTTTTCCAGATCAGTCCACTATTTACTGTTTTGATCTGAAAGGTAAATTAGAAAACGGATCGTACAGGGTAACAAGATGGACATCTGTACCGCATAGATCATTTATGCGACACACTGACGGTACGTTGTACATAGGAACAACAGATGGCGTAGGAACTTATTCTGGCTACTTAGACAACACGTCTGTGTACCAGTTTAGATACTTTAGTCCTGCGTTGACGTTTGGAGATTCTAGTAAAACTAAGTTTCTCAAGAAGATCAGACCAACCTTGATTGGTGCAAACGAAGAAACAATCTTTGTTAAGTGGGCTTACGATTTTAAAACAAACTACAAGAACTACGAGATTAACGTAGGTAACCAAGTACCAGCGTTTTACGGTGTATCAGAGTACACAGTTGGTACATTTACTGGTGGTGTCTTAACTACTAAACCTACTGTTAACACTACGGGTAGTGGTAGTGTTGTTACGATTGGGCTAGAGGCTGATATAGACGGCTCTCAGCTTTCAATTCAGGAGATTAACGTACTAGCATTAATAGGTAAAACAATATGAGCAACTATACTAAGACAACAAACTTTACTGCTAAGGATACGTTGCCTGCTGGCGATACCAACAAGATTATCCGTGGTAGCGAGTTTGATACGGAGTTTGATGCTATTGCTGTGGCATCAGCCACTAAAGCAAACATAGCGTCACCGACGTTTACAGGGACTGTGACAATCTCTGCCTTGAACTTTACAGGTACTCTGTCTACAGGTACGATTGATGGAGGGACTTACTAATGGCTACTACTTTAGAGGAAATGGTATTAGACCCTACTAATAATCCGTATACTACAGGTACGGTTGGTGATAATTCGTGGGGCAATATACTAGGTGGTGCTTTTAAAGGTATTCTCAGCAACCTCGGTACTGTGGCTAGTACTGGTGCTGGCTTAGGGGCTGTTACCAGTGCGTACAACAGATTAGGTTCTATAGGTGAACAAGCTCTAACTGGTGCAGGAGAAATCGCTTCTGCTGGTTTAGGACAATCTGCTTTTAAACCGTTTACAGTAAGCACTGGAATGGGTGATGTTATCTCTGTAGGAGAAGGAGGCACTACGTCTATTTCACCAGGAACCGATATTGGGTCGCAGCTTCTTGGTGTAGCTAGCCAACGGTTTTCTGGTGGGCCTTACGGAAGTGATATACTAGGTGAAGGGGGCAGGGCCGCTATAGCCGCTGGTCAAGCTGGTTTAGGAGCTACGCCTTTTGGCCTCGCTGGTCAACAACAGGCAGCACAACAGGCGTTTGGTCTTGGTGGTCAGTTCATGGGTCAAGCTGGTATGCCTATGAGTGCTAGAGAACAAGATGTGTACAACCGTATTAGAGCTACACAGCTTGGTGAAGAAGAGCGACAACGGCTTGCTCTAGAAGAACGTATGTTTGCACAAGGGCGTGGTGGTGTACAAACCGCTATGTACGGAGGTACTCCAGAGCAGCTTGCGTTGGCTAAAGCACAAGAGTCTGCACAGAACCAAGCAGCACTGGCGGCTATCCAACAGGCACAGCTAGAACAACGACAAGCGGCTGACATCGGTGCTACTTACGGACAACTAGGCTCTAACATTGCTACTCAACGGCAGGCTCTGGAAGCTGCACAACAACTGTCAGCACTACAAGCGCTACAGACAGGTCAAGGTTTGATAACAAGTCGAATGGGTCTGCAAGAAGCTCAACAACGTATGGGTCTAGGTGCATTGACAGGTGCGTATGTACCACAGGCACAAGCGTTGAACGCTCTACAACAAGGTTTGTTGGCTTCTCAGCTTGCACAACGTGGTCAGTTGTACGGCGCTGGCTTGTTTGGTGAGGCGTCTATGGGCGGACTAAACGCTTTGTTAGGATCTGGTTTAGGCCAAGCTAACTTGATGGGTGCTTTGGGTACTGGTTTGTTATCAGGAGCTATTCAGGGTTCTGGCGGAGGCCAAAACGGACTATACGAAGTAATTGGTGACGTAGGTGGTGGTTTGCTGAGTGGTATACTTAATAAACTCGGACTCGGCGGGTAACGGAGAAAGAAAAAATGGCTAACAATCAACTATTGGCAGGTTTAATCAACCCCACTTATCTCGAAGGTTTACAGCAAGTAGGTCAAATGGCTGGTGCTGCTCCCGCTGTGTCTAAGCAGAGAGGTATGTTGACTGAACTATATGGCAACGTTTTTGACCCTAACGCCACACAAGCTCAATTTAGTTCTACGGCACAACAACTAGCAGCCGCAGGTCAAATTCCACAAGCAATGGAAGTTATGAGAATGGGTCAAAATGTCGCTGATCGTAGGCGACAACAAACGGAATTTATGACAGAGCAGCAAAAAGGCATTACAGAAGAATCTATGCTTAAACGTTTGCGTTTAAATGCTATGAACAAAGCTCAAAAACTTATGGATATGGAACAAGATCCTACTAAAAAAATGAAATTTCAGAATGAATTAAACGCCATGAGATCATCTAATGATCCTGAGTTTTTGCGTAATTATCTTATGGGGACTTCTGTAACAGCAGATTACAGAGTACTAGACACCATACAAATTAGAGATTCTAAAGGTAATCAATTTACTGAAACAACGAGAATCAATAATGCTGATCCTTCTGCAGAGCCTATTAAAAGTTATAGTTTAGTTGGTCAAACGTTTATTGACGAAAAAGGTAATAAAGTTTCTGCTACGGGTAACGAAAGTCCTATAGGAACTCCTACTATAATTAGCGGCACTACAGGCGCTGGTAGGTTTGACGAGCCTGGAATAAAGGCAGATATTAAAGGAGCTGAAACTTTTGCTGTGAACAGACAAGAAGCTATAGAGTCTCTTCCTTCTCTTGAGAAAGGAATTATGCTGGCTGAAAAAAGTTTAGAAACTCTATCTAGAATTCAAGACACTGGTGGTTTTAATACTGCTATTGTCAGAAGTATTAAAGAGTTTCTAGGCGAAGAGCCTGCTGATGAAGCAGCTTTTAATCTACTTGCTGGGCAACGAGTTCTCGAAAATTTAAATTCTTTTACTGGAGCTATTTCAGAAGGCGAAAGAAATTATTTAGTAAGTTTATTTGAAAGTTTAAAAAGAAGTAAAGGAGCTAACAGAGCTATCTTGTTAGAGATGCTTGATGTTGCAAAAAGAACTTACAGAGACGCTAAAATAAAAGCTATCAGCAAAAACGAGAAGGAGTATTTAAAAAATAGAGTTGAATTTGGTTCTGAACTTGATCAGCCAGAAAGCCCTCAACCCGTAGAAATATCTTTCGGCGATCTTCCTAGAGGCTCATAAAATGGAAACCTACACTGTTGTTCTCCCAAACGGAGTAAAAATAAAAGACGTTCCTGTTGGAACATCGCAAGATGTTTTGAAGGATAGGGCTATTGCAGGAGGTTTTGCAACATTAGAGGATTTTAATCAGAAACCGCCTTCTGAGAACGCTATGAACATAGCTACTACTTCTGGTTTACCTACGAATCCTAGACAAAGAGGGTCTACTGTTGGGACAACAGGAGAAGCGTCTAGTTTTGATATGCAACAATATTTAACAGAAAACATGGGCCTTCCTCTAGGAGTGGCTGGTGGAATTGCAGGTGCTGTTGCAGGCGCTCCTCTAGGTCCAGTAGGTGCTTTTGTTGGTTCTGCTTTAGGAAGTGCGGTTGGAACTGGATCAGGATCATTAATATCTGATGAGCTTACAGGCAAAGACCTTGATTACGCTAAAGCCGTAGAAGACGCTGTTCTTTCTTTAGGCTTTGATGTAGCCACACTAACCATGGGTAAATACTTAAAACCTGCTTATATTTCTGCAAAAAAGAAATTAGGATTTAGCCCTAGAGAAACCGCGCAACAACTCGTAAAAGAGCTAAGTCCTGATGTTGGGAGTAGAGAATCTCTCAGGGCTAGTCAAGAAATTTTAGAGGATTATGGCGCAACTTTAACGCCCTCTCAAGTTGGTGCTACTGGCTTAGAGCTTTTAAAAGAGCAAATTTCTAGGGCAGGAATAGCTTCTGGTCAAGTGTTTGAAGAAAACGCTAAAAAAATTAATCAAGCAGCTTCCGATGCTTTGTCTGAAGTAGTAAATAAATTAGCCGTTAATTCTTCTGGTTCTTCTTTTGAAATTGCAGAGCAAACCATGAATGTGATTGAAGCAGGAAAAAATGCTCTCAACACAAACTATGGAAATTCTTTGGACGAGCTAGTTAAAACTACAGGAAAAATATCAAACATACCTATGGGCAAACACATTTTTGCTGTAGAGTCTTTTGTTAAAGAAAACACAAAAGGAGGGGTTTTAGGTCTAGATCCCGCAACGCTCGGTTTTATTGAATCTAATTTAAAAAGTTTATTAGGTAATAATATGGCTAGGGCGACTAATTTAGAAGGAATTATCGAGATTGATAAGCAAATTACATCTCAAATTCGAACTCAATTTGGAACTCCTGGAACTCAAACTTTTAATCCAACTGCTGAAAGAGAATTAAGTATTCTAGCGGATAAACTAAAGGATGCTACTCAGCGAGCAATACAAAAAGTTGATCCAAAAGCTGCAAAGAAATACGCTAATTTAAAAGCTGCTTTTTCTGAAGGAAGGCAAGGAATTTTACCAAAGATAAACGATAGGTTTATTTCGAACGCTTCTAAAGGAGATTATAAAAGTTTAGGGAATTTAATTTCGGGGGCAGGAAACATTAATCAAGTTAATGCTTTCAAACAAAGTTTGAGAGAATCTTTTAAGCAGATGGAAAAGGCAGGAACTAATCCTTCTGACTTTATAGGTTTTCCAGAAGCAGAAGCACTGATTAAAAAGGGGTTTCTTGAAAAGAATTTTCCAGATATAGGTAAAGCTAGTTTTGATATTAATGATTATGCTAGAGAAGCTAGAAAACTTAACGACCCAACAATCGCTGCAAAATACAAATCTATACTAGGCAGTGATTTTCCTCGTGTTAAGCAAATAATTAACTTAATGGCTGAAGCCTCAACTTCTCCTAAAAGCAACGTTGGGGAATTGATGTTGCGAAGTAAGGAGTACTCGGCTCTTTCTGGTCTTGTTCAAATAGGTCAGCTAGGAGCCGCCGCTGTTGGTGGTGTGGCTAGTGCGCCTTTTATTCTTTTAGCGCCGATGTATTTATCTAAAGTTGCTACAAATCCTAAACACGTAAACAGGCTGTTAGCATTTAACAAAACTAAATTTAAAAATGAAGACGCTATGGAAATGGCTTTAAACGCTATTACTGCTGATGTTATTGATTCTATGACAGACGAAGAGCAGGCTCAGTTAAGGAATTATATTAGGGAGATTAATCAACAATGAACGACGATAAACACACAGTAAGTTACACATCTATTGACTACCACTCTATGTCTCAGCGTTCTAAGGACCGCATCAAGAAGATGCAAGCCGAAGGAATACCTACGTCCCATGACCCGAAAGACAAGCCAGAGGACGTAGGCAAACACGAGGGTTACTCCATACTGTTTATGTCATAACTCGCAGTTGTTCCCTGTACAGGCCAGTTGTTGTGATCCTTCGGTCATGTCGCTGGCCTCTTCTATATCCCACGATATTTCCTTCGGGAAGTCTTTAGCTAACTGGTTGTACGTCTTCTTATCAACAGGCTCGTAAGGTGCTTGCTGGTACGTGTGATCCGAATACGGCAGGAAGCTGATCCCAGAAACCTTATCGAACTTGTTGTACAACCACTGTCCTACCTCCAGGAATTCATCGTCACGGTAGTAACAAGTCATCGACGGCTTGTGTTCACACCATTCATCCTGATATATCTCCCACAGTTCTAGCTGTTCCATAGCCCCCATCTCATTAGCCGTTACTGCATCTTTAGGCGAGGCAATAGGAAACGAAAATACTTTTGTGGTTGGGC